TATTCACCCTATGAAGTATCATAATAAATTATCTGATGATAAAGTAAGAGAAGCAGCTAATAGTGGAAAATGGATTGCTCAAGTCAAATATGATGGTGCATTTTTCCAATTAGTTAAAAATAGTGCAGGAGATGTAGGATTGTTTTCCCGCACAGTCTCAAAGAAAAATGGTGAATATGTAAATAGAATAGACAATGTTCCGCACGTTAGAGAGTGGGCAGATAAATTCTTACCTAATGATTCTATCCTCTTGGGAGAGATTTATGTTCCAGGTGGTAAAAGCAATGATGCTACTAAAATTATGGGTTGTTTACCTGATAAAGCTATTCAACGCCAAAAGGAACAAGGAAATATCTCATATTATATCTTTGATTGCCTTAAATGGAATGGAGAAGATTTAATTGATAAAGGCTTTAAAGAAAGATATAGTCATGTAGCTTTTAATAAAGACTGTTTAAGTTATCCTATTTATTTTGGTCATAATTTTAATATTGATAGTGAAGAAACTTTACAAACTAAATTATCTGAAATCTTAGAACAAGGTGGAGAAGGTTTAGTATTAAAGGATGCGGAAGGTACATATAAACCTGATAAAAGGCCAATGACTAGCTTCAAATTAAAACAACATGTAGATAGCTTAGATTTTGTTATCATGGATATTTTAGACCCAGAAGTAGAGTATAATGGCAAGGAAATTAATACTTGGAAGTATTGGGCAGAGTGGGTAGATGGTAAACTTGTACCTGTTCCCGCAAAAACTGAAAATTCTATTGCTGTAACTAAACCATATTACTATGGTTGGAAAAATGCTTTTAAAATTGGAGCTTATGATGATGAACAAAATTTGGTTGAAGTTGGAAGAGTGGCGTCAGGGTTCACTGATGAACTTAGAGCTGACGTTGCAGCTAATCCTAGTAATTATATTGGCTATGTTGCTGAAGTTGCTTGTATGTTAACAACAGAAGATCAAACATTGCGGCACCCATATCTTATTAGAGTGCGCGATGATAAGGATGCTAAAGATTGTAAATTATCTGAAATTTTTTCATAAATGCTTAAATAAATATATAGACAAAATAATTTTTATATGTTATAATATTTCTACAAAAAAGATAGAGAAAGAAACTCTATTTAGCTATAGTAATTATATAATTATATGATAGAAAAGGAGAAAAACTATGGCAACAAAACCACTATTCAAGGAAAAGTCTCAAATCATCCTTCGATTCCTTCAAGCACATCCTAATGAGGATTATACTGCTGATGACATTGCGGAAGGTACAGGACTTCCTACTAAGAGTGTAAATGGCGCAGCTACAGTTCTTTCTCGACAAGGTTATGTACAGCGCATTGTCGTAGAAGGTATTGAGAAAAAGGTTATTACTCTAACAGATGAAGGTTATGACGTAGACCCAGGTGCAACAATTGAAGTTCCAGAGGACTAATAAATAGTTTGGGAAGGCAAGGGCAGTTTAGCATGGTAATAGGCTGCCCGCAGAAATTTATATGAATGTAATTTTAGTAATAGTTATAGGTATATTAGCTATTATTTGTGGATTACTTGTCTACAAATTAAAAGAAGCTCTCAAGTTAAAGGAAATAGATACATCTTCTAAAGAACAATATGTTCAAAGTTTAGATGATAGTATCAAGTATGCGGAAGAGCGCATACATAATTATGAACTTATTGAAAAAGATAAGTTATATACTCTTGATAATCTTAGATTGACTATTGAAAATAGTGCAGATAATATTAAAAATCTTGAGAAAGAATTTCAATATAAAAATGATTCTCTTAAAATTGAATATAATCAAGCCCAACAAGATTATGATTCCCGCATGGAAGAACTAAAAGTAGATATAGATAATATAGAAAAAGAATTAAATTCTTTAAAAACTACTAGAGCATCCATTATAGAAGCGTGGAGAAAAGAAGAGGAAGAAAAAGCTAATCAAGATTTTTATAGATTGAATATTTCTGATAATGATATATCCGACATTAAATTATTAAGAGAAATTGAATCTCATTTTTCTAATCCCCGTATTATAGCAAAATTAATATGGCAAACTTATTTCCAACCAATAGCAAAGGTAAAGTTCCCTATGATATTAGGTAAGGAGAAAGTGTGCGGTATTTATAAGATTACAAATATTTTAAATGATAAGATATATATTGGACAAGCTAAGAACGTTCAAGAACGTTTTACTAATCACTGTAAATGCGGTTGTAATTTAGATAGACCTGTTAATAATAAATTATATGCAGCAATGGTTAAAGATGGATTAGAGAATTTTACTTTTGAGCTATTGGAAGCAGCACCTGAAGAAGAATTAAATAGAAAAGAAAAATATTATATTGACTTATATCAATCTGTAGAATATGGATATAATAGTCAATCAGGTGCGGAATAATGTAAAGGAGCAGTATAGTGGAAATATATGATGTTGAGATTGAAGAAGTTCCTTATTGGGAAGAATTTGGTCTTGAAGAAGGAGCAACATATATTAATGTTCATTTTACACTAATTGCTCCTAGATATTTTCATGAAAAACTTTTTAATAAAGGTACTCTTTGCGCAGTTATAAAAGAAGAAGATAATTTACTAACTAAAAGATATATTTTAACATTAGGAGAGTTAAATAAAGTTTATGAATCTTGCTTAGATGATTCTGAATTAAAATCTTTTATAGACTGGTCTAAAGAACTACTTGACAAGTACTACAATGATAGTATATAATATTAATTAAAGGAAATCTTATATGTCACAAGTAATCATTTTGCCAGAGACTACCCAAAAACCAATAACACTTATTGGTAAAATGGCGGGAGTAGCTTATCATTCTAACACATCAGATGATGAAAAGAATTATAAGCGCGGTATTAATTGTATAAAGTCTGGACACCATAGAACTTTAGAATTTCCTGATGTTTATTTAACCTTAGATGGTTATACTATTAAAACCATGAGAGAATTTATGCGGCATGTTGGAGATGGATTAAGTCTTATTCAAGATTCAACAAGATATGTTAGCTATGATGAAGATAATTTTAAATTTGTTACACCTCCCGCAATCAAGAATAATGAAAAAGCAAATCAACTATATGATGCAGAAATGAAATCAATTCTTCAAACATATGAAGAATTATTAGTACTAGGAATTGCGGCGGAAGATGCTTCATTAGTTATTCCTCTTGGTTTGGAAACAATAGTTACAGGAAAGAAAAATGCACGTAATCTAGCTGAAATGTCACAAGTAAGAATGTGTACTAGAGCTTATCACGAATATAGAAAATTAATGAAAGATTTGGTAAATGCTCTTTCTGAATATAGTGAAGAATGGGCAGAATTATGTAGTATGTTATTTAAACCTAAGTGTGAAATTTATGGATATTGTACTGAAGAATATAGTTGCGGTAAATATCCTAGAAAAGAAATGTAAAAGATATAAAAGGAGAAAAAGTGAAAAACAAGTGGATTAACAAAGCAGAAGTTCAAGGCTATGTTTTTGACCATAATCTACGAGAGCGCACATCAGCTAAGACTGGCGATAATTACATTAGTGGAGAATTGAGCGTAGCAACTTCTGAAGATGGTACAAATGTAGTAAAAGTTTATTTTGGTTATGTAGCTGATAGTGGTATTAAAGCTGATACTTATAAACTTTTGCAAGAAATTATTCAATCTGGCAAAACATATCAAACAGATGGTAGAGATGCTATAAAAGTGCGTATTAGTGGTAATATTGAAGTTAATGATTGGGTTAATCGTAATGGTGAAATGGTAAGTATTCGTCGTCTTGGCGGTAGTTTCTGCAATCGTCATAATGGACAAAATATCACTAAACCAGCAGAATTTGAAGCAGAGTTTTTAGCTAACACTGCAATGTTCCATGAAGTAGAAGATGGTGATGATTATTATGAACTTAAAGGTTATGTGTTCAATTACCGCAATGAATTAGTTCCTACATCTTTCTCTGTCACCAGTCCCGCTGGAATTAAGGCATTTGAAGATATGGAAATTACTCAAAATGAACCTAAATTAGTTCATATTTGGGGTAAAGTAAAAACTAATACTATTGTGACACAAAAGGAGTCTAATGAAGATTTGGCTTTTGGTGTTCCAGCAGTAACAACAACAGAAAAAACTTTCACCTCTTGGGAAGTATGTAGTGCTAGCAAGGGAGAGGCTTTTGAAGAAGATGGAGATAGTGTTCCAACTATGACGGTAAAAGGCGTTTCTGCCATTACAAAAGACGAACTTCAAAAATTACTTGCGGATCGTGAAGAACATCTTGCAGATGTCAAGAAACGTTATGAAGAGCGTCAATCTCAAGGTGTTACAAATGTAACTCCTGCTTCTAGTGCGGAAGTTCCATTTGGTGATGATGGATTTGCTTTTTAATATAGAAAGATAGAATAGACAGCTGCGTAAGTGGCTGTCTATAGATTAAGATAAAATTTATATTAGAAAGGAATTTATATATGGCAATTGATATTTTTAATATTAAACCACATGAAGTTAGCCGTGATCTTTCTGGCTATACAGTTTTGTTTTATGGTGAGCCTAAAGTTTTGGGCATTTAGTCGTAAGGACTATCTAAATTGTAGTAAAAAACTGGAACCCTAAGTTTTTAATAAATATGGGAATCAGAGCGGAAGGTTTTGTTTAAAAGCATTACCACGCGCAACGCATAGGAATATTAAACATTTTATCAAGGAGTGGTTGTCTAGATGGAGGACCTAGAAAAAAAAGTAATTAATGATTATGTTAATAAAGGAATGTCTCAACAAAATACGGCCAAAGCTAATAATATTCATTATAAAAAGGTAAAAGATATTTTAACTAAAAATAATATTCATATTAGAAATGCTAAAGAGGCTAAACAAATAGTAAAAAAATTCGACAGAGGAAATAAGCCAACTCCATATACAAAAGAACAAGAGCAAAAAGTCTTATACTGGTATGTCGAAAAAAGAAGAGGTATTAAATTTTGTCAAAAACAAGCTAAGTGTTCCTTAAATACTTTTAATAAAATATTAAAAGATAATAATATTATTAAAAGAACATATTCTGAAGCCGCAATAGCTTCTAATCAAAATAGAGCTTTACATAAAAATGAAAATTATTTTGATATTGAATCTTATAATATGGCTTGGATATTAGGATTTCTCGCGGCAGATGGAAATGTAAGTAAAAGAGACAATACAATTAGCATCGGATTATCAGCTGTGGATATTGAAATTCTTGAGCGAATCAAAAAAGAAATTGAAATAGAAAACAAGATTAGAGTTTTTACCTCTAGGCAAGGATTAGATTACTGCGAATTAGCATGGACTTGTAAAAGACATAAAGACAAATTGTCTGAATATTCTATTGTTCCTAAAAAAACTTTTGTTTTAAAACCTCCTTATAAACTTGATTCTAAATATTATTTAGATTATATAAGAGGTTATTTTGACGGAGATGGAAGCGTTAATTTTATTAATGTAAATGGTAAGAAAAAATATACAGCTTTACGATGGCAAGTGTGTAGTGCTACACCTGCAATACTTGAATTTATTCTTGATGTTTTGGAATCATATGGCATTAAAAAGGTAAATATTCAAGAACAACATCGTAAAGATAATCATATATTATATTGTATTCAATATAGCACTAATGCAACTAAACAAATTTATAATATTCTTTATAGTACGCCTAGTACTTTATTTTTAGCAAGAAAAAAGAATCATTTTAAAGAAATAATAGATAAAATGAAATAAATTCCCACGAGACTACACTTGCTTAGATAAGTGAGAAAAGATATGCTGAACTTGCGGGAAACCGTAAGAAGCAAAGGATAAAAAGCCTTTGCGGTAACATAATTGAAAACCGGCAAAACATCCACTGCCTCCAAGTTTGACAAGGCTTTGCTTCTTGCATTTGAGACTGGTTATTTAGCAATCCCAGGTGTTATGGCAACTCCCATTAATAGTTGGTCTGACTTTAAAAAGGTTATAAAACAATTAAAAGATGAAAAAGCACATGAGATATATAGCAACATTGTTATGGATACCGTAAAATCTGCGGCTTAAAGTGGTAACATTTTAAGAAAATTGCGGAAAAAACTTGGAACCCTGTGATGGGAATCAGAGCGGAAGTTATATCGTAAAAATTATAACACGCGCAACGCATAGAGAATGAACCTGTTTATCAGAATATAATTTCTCCACGAGTCCGCACTTCCCAAGAGGAAGAAAAGATATGCTGAACTTACGCAAAATAAGAAGTGTAAGAATTATAGGATAAAAAGCCTATAAGATAACAAATTGAGATATTGCTTATGATTTATGTGAAAAGTATGTTTGCTCTCAAAATGGAGTAAGCACAATTTCTGAAATTCCATATGGTCAAGGTTGGGCGATGGCGAGTAAAGAGTTTGATGAAGCCATTCGTGCTATTCCGCAAATGGGATATGGTCTTGTAATGATTAGTCATTCACAAGATAAAACTTTCAAAGATGAAACTGGTGCGGAATATAATCAAATTGTTCCAACATTAGCCAATCGTCCACGTTTAATTGTGGATAGGGCGTGTGATATTATTGGCTATGCACATCCTGAACAATCAGAAGATGGTACAGTTCATACTGTTCTGTATATGCGTGGAACTCCTAGGTTCACTGCGGGGAGCAGGTTTAAATTCACCCCGAATAGTATTGAATTTACATATGACAATCTTGTTAATGCTATTGGAGATGCTATTGACAAACAAGCAAAAGAGCATAATGGGCAATACGTAACCGATGAAAAAATTATTAGGGAAGTAATTCCAACTTATGATTTTAATGTTTTAATGGAAGAATTTAATACTTTAGTTAAACAAATTCAACAAGCATCAGGTTCAGAATTTGCTACCAAGTGGGCAGGAATCATCACAAGTATTATTGATAAAGACTATGGTAAAGGAAAGAAAGTAAGCGATATGACAGCTGATCAAGCAGAAGTATTAGACTTAATTGTAGCAGACCTTAAAGACGCTGTAGCAGATGGAATTTAATATTATTTTAAAGGACAGTTTTTAAGTAAACTGTCCTTTTTTTGTATTGACAGTTACTTCTTATTTATGATATAATATAAATATATGAAAAATGTCTACAGAAAGGATGTGAATGGGGTTAAATGTAGGATATTTAAAAGCAGATACCACCGCAAGTGGTGATGAAATGTTTACACCTGATTATGCAATTTTACCTCTTTTGGAATATATACCTAAGGATAAAATTATTTGGTGTCCATTCGACCAAGAGGATAGTAGGTATGTACAAGTATTGCGGGAAAGTGGTTATAAAGTAATTCATTCTCATATTTTTGATGGACAAGATTTTTTTGAATATGAACCGCAAGAATATGATATTATAATCTCTAATCCACCTTTTAGTAAGAAGGATAAAGTATTAAAGAGGTTATATGAATTAAATAAACCTTATGCAATGTTACTTCCTCTTCCATCTGTACAAGGACAAAAAAGATTTGATTATATTAAAGATTGTGAATTGTTAATTTTTGATAAAAGAATTAATTTTTATCAAAATAAAGAGCTAACTATTATGCAAAAGGGTGTAAGTTTTGCATCAATATATATCTGCAAAGATTTTTTACCAGAAAGATTGATTTTTAAGAAGCTGGATAGAAATGAGTAGACAACAACCTGTAAAATGTTATTATTGCGGAGAGATGTTTACTAGGGTAGAAGGAAATTATGTAGCAATTAAAAATAGATATGCTCATAAAAGTTGTGCAGATGCTCAACAAAGTAATAGAATTATTATTGATATGATTCATTCTAAAATGAGAATATTATGCGGTGCTACATATAATAAAACTAAAATTGATAGACAGATTCAAGCATTAGTTAAATCTGGTAAAACTGAAGTGGGCATCCTCCGCACATTAGATTATTGGTATGATGAAAAAGGTAATAATGCTAAAGATGCCAATGGTGGTATAGGAATTGTAGAATGGGTATATGGAGAAGCATTAGAATATTGGGATAGAAAAAATAAAAATAATGAAAGATATAAAAATGTAGATATTAAAGAAGTATTAAAGACAGAAGAAAAAACATATCAAGTAAAACCTTCTAAATTCCAAAAGCCTAAAAAATTAAAGTTGTTTGAGTTAAATTAGGAGGTGATAACTATAGGAAATAAATTATATGATTCAACTGCCGCAGTTCAATTAATAGGATGTATCTTAAATTCACCTTCTCTATTGGACGATGATAGTGGTAAATATTTCTTTAATGAGAGAGATTTTGTTAATGATTTACACAAGGTAACATTTGGAGCTGCATATAATTTGCGGCAAATGGGCGCAGATAATGTAAATATTAAAACTATTGAAGATTATTTGCAGAATAGACCAGAAAGTTTAGCAACTTATAAAGCTAACAATGGGGGAAATTGGTTAGTAAATGCAATGGCTAATGCAGATATATCTAACTTTGAATATTATTATGATAGAATAAAGAAAATGACTCTTCTCCGCACATATAATGATTTAGGAGTAGATATATCATGGTTTTATGATGCGGATAATATTTTTGACATTAAGAAAAAAGAACGTCAAGAAAATAATCTTAATAAATATACTTTAAATGAAATTGCAGATATGATTGATACTAAGATTTTATCTGTAAGAGAAACTTGCGTAGATAATGTAACTGATGATTCAGTCTTAATTGGTGATAGTGTTTTTGATATTCTTGAAGAATTGGAACAAAGTCCAGAAATAGGTGTTCCTTTATATGGAAATTATATTAATACTATTACAAGAGGTGCAAGATTAGGTAAAGTATATATGCGGTCAGCTGCAACGGGCGTTGGTAAGTCTCGCACACTTATCGCAGATATATGCAATTTTGCATGTGATAAAATTTATGATACAGAAAAGAATGAATGGGTAGATAATGGTGAGAAATTACCAGCTTTATTCATTTCTACAGAGTTAGATATCCAAGAGGTAACAACAATGGCATTAGCTTTCCTTGCGGGAGTTAATGAGGAACATATTTTAAATAATTCTTATAATTTTGGAGAATATGAAAGAGTTCAATATGCGGCAGAGGTATTATCTCATTCTCCATTATATATTGAAGAAATGCCAGATTTCAGTATGAAAGATATTGAAAATTGCATAAAAAGAAATATCAGGGTACATAGAATACATTACATAGGATTAGATTATATACATACTTCCGCAAAGTTATTAGCAGAAATTTCTAGAATTTCTAATGGTACAAAATTAAGAGAAGATAATGTATTATTTTTAATGGGAGTAAAATTAAAAGATATAGCTAATCAATTTGGTGTATTTATTATCACCAGTACACAACTTAATGGTAGCTGGAAAGTAGATGATATACCTGATCAAAATTTGCTCAGAGGTCAACGTTGGGCCTTAATACACCTTATCTTACATTATCAGTAAGGGTTGCTTTTATAAAGTAGCTAACGGAAAAAGCTAAGTGTAAATTTAACATATGCCGATTCCGTCTCATATTAATTATATTTATTTTCCACTTAATCATATAATACACAGAATAATTAAAAGGAAGGAGGATTTATGACTTGCGGAATTTATAAAATTACTCAAAAAGATACTGGTCATGCTTATATTGGTCTTTCAGTTAATATAGAACACAGATTTTCTGACCATAAGAATAAACCTTTTTCTTCCAAGAAGCAAGATGACCAGGACAAGGTTCTATATAAAGCTATTAGGAAATACGGAGTAGATAAATTCAATTTTGAAATTTTAGAAGAATGTCCTAAAGAAAAATTAAAAGAACGAGAACAATATTGGATTAAATATTATAATACTTATGAAGATAGACAACATTATAATAAAACACCCGGCGGAGATATGCCAGGTGAAAATACTGTTTATATTGGAGAAGAACATGGTAGAGCTTTATTGACAGAAGAAGATGTTATACAATGTAGAAAATATTATGCAGAAGGAAAAAGAAGTAGAGATGTTTGGAGCCAATATTACTCAGATAAAATAAGTTATAGTGGTTTTTGTGGAATGTGGCATGGTAAGACCTGGAAACACGTAATGCCAGAAGTGTTTAATCATAATCCACACCCTAGTAAAAGAACAGAAGAAGATTGTCGAATTATAAATGAAGAATGGAATAAGGTTAAAGATAAAATGAGTTTTAAACATTTTATAGAATCTGAACCTTGTTATGTTGGATATGGAACAGCGTGGAAAATGATTCATAATCCAGATTTTTATAAAGGAAAATAAATATAATTAAAGCGAGCTATCGACTATCCCTGAGGTTGAAATGCCGGGGAGTAGGGTCACTATTGATACGTGGCAGTGTTTTAGGAAACGAATCGCTTGAAAACCGAAACAGGTGTACTTGATTTAATCAAGTAAGATATAGTCAGTGCTAATGGAAACATTAGAATTACACGGCAAAGAGTTTGGGCGACAAGATCGACATAGGTATGATTTTATTAGATAGTACTAAAGAAGATATTGAAGCAATAGAACCTATAGTTAAAGAAATTGGTTGTAAAATTCCTAATGTCAAATTAAGTATCTATAAGAACCGCAGAGGTTCATTTAATAAAGCATATTTATGGATGTATGCAGATAAATCAACATGTAGATTTAATGGTTTATTTGCAACAGATTATGATTTTAACATTATTCCAATAGAAGAAACAAAGATTGAGGTGATAAAGTAATAAATGTATGATATAGAAAAAACTAAAGAAGCTATAGAATCTGAAGATATATTCACATTACTTGAGTACCTTAATGCGGAGCCAGTTGATCATGGTAGTTTCTTCACATGTAAAACTATTTGTCATAACCATGATGATATAGAAAGTGCATCACATAAATTATATTATTATATCAATACTAGTTTATTTCATTGTTTTAGTGAGTGCGGAGAATCATTTGATATTTTTGAATTGATATGTAAGGTTAAGGAAATAGATTTAGACCAAGCAGTGTTCTATGTTGTTAATTTCCTTAACCTCCAATGGAAAATTGATGATCCAGACAGTGATTATAATGTTAATGAAGAAGATAAAGAAGTATTCTCAAGATATAATAAAATTGATGAGTTAGTTCCAAAAGAGAATAATAAGTTAGAGCTTGCGGAAATAGACAAAAATATATTAAAATATTTCCCGCAACCTAGATATTTAAATTGGGAGAAAGAGGGAATATCTAAAGATGTATGTGATTTAATGGATATTCATTATAATCCTTTAAATGGTAGTATTATCATTCCGCACTATGATGAAAATAATAGATTAGTTGGTATTAGACAAAGAGCATTAGTTAAAGAAGATGAAGAATATGGTAAATATCGTCCCGCATATATTCAAGGAAAGATAAGATCGCATCCTTTATCATTTAACTTATATGGTTTAAATAAAGCTAAACCTGCTATTAAAGACTTTAATACTGCTATTGTTTTTGAATCTGAAAAGTCAGTCTTAA